CCGCCGTGAAGGCCCGTGGGTTCCTCAAGGGACTCGATGGGCGAATCCTCCACGTCCGTGCGGAGCACAGCGCACTCAACACGCTGCTCCAAAGTGGCGGCGCGGTGGTGATGAAGAAGGCGTTGACGTTCCTCGATGAGGGACTTGACGCGACCTTTAGGTGTAACAGCGGAGTCGTTGCTGAACCGGTCGGCAACATTCATGACGAGTTCCAAATCGAAACTAACAAGGAGATCGCAGATGACGTTGGTAAGTTTGCAGCCGACTGCATTGTCAGGGCTGGACAATTCTATAACCTGCGATGTCCCCTCGCAGGTTCGTTCTCAGTGGGAACCGATTGGGCAGGCACGCACTAAGACATGCACGCGGTGCCACGTTGAGTCAGCACTAACGAACTTTAGCCTGAAGGGTAGGGGAACGGAGCACCGCTCATGGTGTAAGGATTGCATCAAAAAGGTGTGCATTGAGGACAACAAGAAGATAGCTGCGGTGTCCTCTCTGGCCTTCAGCATCGCTGGCGGCAGCGGAAGGTTCTACAGGCTCCCCAAGGAAGACCGCTTGAAGCTCCGCGAGCACGCGAAGTTCCTGCACGCCAACTCGGTGTCCATTGGACAGGCCACGCAGTTCGTCGAGGAGCGCTCGCGCGCCGGCTTCGTGTACATCGTGAGCAACCCCGCGTGGCCTGGCTACGTGAAGATCGGACACGCGTTCGATCCGGCTGACCGACTCGCATCGTTCAACTGTGGAGATCCACACCGCGCCTACCGAGTGGAGCACACGCGGTACTTCGATGACCGAATGAAAGCCGAAGCCTGGATGCACGCTGACCTAGCGCCGCGCCGGGCCTACGGCGAATGGTTCGTCATCAGTGCTGCTGAGGCATTGGTGCGTCTCAATGTCTGTAACAACGGAGACCCTGTATGAGTAGGAAGAGCGCCGACACGACCGTCAACGAACTGCTCGATCACTGCGACCCGACGCTCCTGCGAGGCGACACCGCGTACTTCACCAGCACTAGCGAGTGCGGGTGCAAGACGCGCTACGCCCTCGCCATCGTCAACGTCGACACCGCCAACTGTGTCAACGGCCCACCACCCATCGACCCGTCCGGCCCGACGCCTGACGACAAGATCAACTAGGAGACCACATGAACCTTTCCACAATCGCTGCCACAGCGAAGCAAGTCCTTGCGACCGTGGCGCCGCTCTTGGGGACAGCCGTAGGTGGCCCGCTCGGCACCGTTGCGGGAGCCCTCATCTCGAAGGCTCTCGGCACCAAGCCGGGCGACAGCGCAGCCGCCAACGCAGCGCTGTTGAGTGCCAATCCTGAAACGCTGCTCAAGCTGCAGCAAGGTAACCAGGAGTTCAAGGAACACATGGCGCAGCTTGGCGTCACCGAAGACCAGCTGAAGTTCGCCGACGTGCAGTCCGCGCGCAGCATGGAGATCGCCACCAGGAGCATGACGCCGACGATCCTGAGCTACGCGGTTCTCTCCGCTGGCCTAGCGGCATTCCTCGGGACGATCTTCGGCATCGTCCACATCCCCGCGGACAACGCCACTGCGGCGATCTTCGGCTCAGCGCTCACGTACCTCGTGACGGAATCGAAGGCCGTCCTAGGCTATTGGTTCGGCACCACGCAGGACAGCGGTAAGAAGTCCGACGCGCTCGCACAGATCGCGCAGGAGCCGTGATGCTGGCGCTAGGCCCAAAGGGGCGGGCGCTCATACGGGACTTCGAGCAGCTGCGACTGAAGGCGTACCGCAAGTTCCTCAACGAACCGTGGACGTGCGGGTGGGGCCACACCGGGAGGGACGTCACCGAGTCGACTACCTGCACACCTGAGCAAGCTGACGTTTGGTTCGAGTGTGACATCGCAGGGCCAGAGCGCGCAGTGAACCTGATGGTCACCGTGCCTATGAACCAGAACGAGTTCGATGCACTCGTCTCCTTCGCCTACAACCTGGGCGTGGCAGCCGAGTCGCACTCGACGCTGATCAAGCTCGTCAACGCTGGCGACTGGGCAGGCGCATCCAACGAGTTTCCGAAGTGGAACCACGACAACGGCAAGGTCGTCGATGGGCTCACCCGCAGACGCGCTGCGGAGCGCGACCTATTCAATTCATCGGAGGGCATATGAAGGTCCACTACGAATCGATCATGAAGGCGATGGACCGCGCGATTGACGCAGCGGATAGGAACGACCGGCGCATCGAGCGCATCGAGTTAACGCCGCGCGAGTGGAGCGAGTTCCTCTCCGCGTTCGTGGACTCCCGTATGTATCCCGGCCCAACGCTCTATCAATACAACGGCATCCCAGTGGAGAAATCTAAATGAACACCGTTTGGTTTCTGATCATCTTCGGGCTCGGTTGGGATTCATCTCCCGGCCACATCCCGCAGACCTCCATGGCTCGCTGCCAACAGCAAGCGCAGTGGATCAACGACAGTCAACGCGGGCACGCCTACTGTGTGGAGGGCACCCGATGAAACGCTTCGAGGAGTTCATCGACAGCCACGAGAAGGCGCTGGCGAATGTGTTCGCGTTCGTCATGACGTTCCTGCTGCTGTGGTCAATCTCAGCTGAGACAGACACGGCTCGGGCGAACGACGTTGCGAATCATCCGGCCTACACCGAGGACGTCTTCGTGTTCACACGGGTGCCCTACGGCCACTGGCGGTATCGCTCGGCGAAGATCAAGGCGATCCCGAACATGTTTCCTGTGGCTTGCTTCGAGACGCCACCGAAGGTTCTCGTCCAGTGCTTCTTCACGGACGGCAACGGCGTGGCCCGCCTCGACGACATGGAGTTGGTCGGGGAGAAGCGGACGTGAGCCGAACGCTGCTGATCGACGCGGACATCGTCGCGTACAAGTTCGCAAGCACGAGCGAGGAGGTTCACTACTTCGATGGCGCCGACGACGCGCCGGCTGTTAAGGCTGATCTGGATCATGCGACATCGCAAGCGAGGTACTACATCGAAGAGCTTCAGGAGTCACTGGGCGCGGACAAAATCATCGTCTGCCTCAGTGACCCTGACGCGAACTTCAGGAAGACCTTAAGCCCCACCTACAAGCTGAGCCGTGTTGGCACTCGCAAGCCTGAGGATCTGATGCGAGTGAAGGAGTGGATGGCGACCGCGTACATGACGTACCAGCGGCCGGCGCTCGAAGCTGACGACTGCATGGGCATCCTCTCGACGCATCCGACGTTGGTTCGCGGCGAGAAGATCATCGTGTCCGAGGACAAGGACATGCAGGGCATCCCCGGCACGCTCTTCAATCCAGCGAAGGACAAGGAGCCGCGTCGCATCGGCAAGCTCAGCGCTGACCGCTACCATCTCTGGCAGACCATCGTCGGCGACAGCTGCGACGGTTACCCGGGAGCCAAAGGCATCGGCCCGAAGTCACCCGAGGCCATCGGCGTGCTCGCCGCAAAGACCGTCGAGGAAGCCTGGGGGTTCGTCCTGCAGGCATACGAGCGGTCGATCAGCCGGCGCGAGGACATCCCGGCCGACCAGCTGCCCCTGGTCATAGCTCAAGACGCCGTCCTCCAGGCCCGCCTTGCGCGAATCCTTAGGGCGACCGATTGGGACTTCACGAGGAAAGCTCCGCGGCTTTGGGTACCCCCATCCATCAGCCACTGAACACCCCCTCTTGGATAACCCTAACCAACATCGGTCCCCGCCGTTATCCCCCAGCACCATTACTGCCGACAGGCGCAATGGCTTCGCTGGGGGTTTTTTTCCGAGATTTCAAGGAGTTGCACATGAAGGCATTACCAGCCACCGCTGCGGCTCTCATTCAAGAACTGGACGCCAGCCACCCCGCCCGCTGCATCGCAGCAAACGAGGACCTCGTCGCTGCCCATCGTTACGCCGGGGCCCGCGACATGATCGAGAGCCTGATCCGCCGGCTCAAAGCGGTGAACACCATCGACCCCACCAAGCCACTTTTGGAGGGCCGCGATGTGCATGTCTAGTCCCCACATCCCCTCACAGAACAACACGCCCGTCGAGTACCTGCACAACAGCTACCTGGACAAAGGCATGATCGGTCAGGGGTTCACGACCGGCCGCAACCAGCTGCGCATCGACCTGAACCAGACGCGCTCCGCGGGCATCAACCCCACGGCCGGCATTCAGGCACGCCCTGGTGTCACCTCCCCCGGCACCACGGTCCCCGCATTCAACCAGCCGGGCCAATCGCCACTCACTCAGCCCGGCTTGGGCATCACCGTCCCAACCCCCGGAACCGTCACACCGACTGTCGGCGGCGCCCTCGCGGGCACGCTGCCCGGCGTCATCGCGCGCCCTGCGCCGGTACGCCCGCCTGTGTCGATGAACCGATAGAGGAAACTCATGTCCGACTACACCTCGCCGCAAACGGCGACGACTCCGAGCGCTGCCGCGTCGGACAAGGCCGCTGAAGCCAAAGAGCTTCGCGGTAGTGGCGGCGCCAAGGCGATCTATGATCGGCTTGAGTCGCTTCGCTTCAACGTACTTGAGCGCATGCGAGACTGCAGCGCTCTCACCCTTCCCTCCCTGATCCCGCCGCAGGGCGACACGGATCAACAGACGCTCCCCGAGCCGTATCAATCGGTCGGCGCTCGCGGCGTCAACAACCTGTCGAGCAAACTCCTGCTCGCACTCCTTCCCCCTGGTATGTCCTGCTTCCGTATGCGGATCGCCAACGACGTGAAGTCGGCGCTCGGCTCGAAGCTCTCGGACGTCGAGGCCAAGTTGGCCGACATGGAAACGACTGT